TCTTTGAATTGAACTGGGAGACCGAGCAGTTTCACAAGATCATGGACGCCGAAGGATGGGGCAGGGACAGGAGATACGTCTACAACGAAGGCGCGGAGCCTGGAGATGTACACGAATACAGTTTCAACTTCTCAGACGCATGGGAGCGATTGAATGCCGGGACCATCGGATATCCGATCAATACCAACTATGACTGCATCAAGTGGTTACAGGATAAAGGCATAGCGCCTATGGATGTACAGGTGCTTACCGGGCATGGCGGTTCCGAGATAGCACGGTCTTTCCATAACGGTGAAGAGATCAGCACGTTCATCCAAAATATGTACCGATATGCGCTGATGGGGTATCCACTAAGGGGCGAGAACATTCATGCCTTCTATTATCTGCCGTTCATGCAGTATGTTCGTAAGTATGGACAGGAGCATATTAACCAGAGGAGCATAGCAGACGCTATTCTTGACTACGTTGCGCCGGCACTGACCCCGATTAAGAGGGTTACGGTCCATGAACTTGTTGAGAAAGGATGCCAGAATATATCGAGAAAACTTCTTCAGAGGGCCGTGGACGCATACCGGGGGTCACAATACTACAAGGACTTGGGTATTATGGTCAGCCCTTCTACAACGCTGAACTACAGCGATTGGTGGGGGCATTATAACCTTGCATCGTACTATGAGAAACTAAAGGAAGAGGGGAGAATATGAACAGGCCCCTCGACGTGCTCCATGTCTGTAAGTGGGATTGGGCGAACACCGGATACCGATTCGTAAAGTGTATGCAGATGGTGGGGCTTAATGTCATTGCGCTTAAGGGCATCAAGCATGACTACGATTATTCCGACCAGATAGGAGTAATACCTCAACTTGGCGGCACGGTCTACTATCGGCACCCTATCACTATTATGGCACCGGAACTCAGGCCATTAGCTGAATCTGCTAGAGTAATACACTTCCACGCATCGACTTTTGTTGATATGGGTATCGACCTTACTCAAAAAAAAGTAGTGGTTCAGCACGGAGGTTCAACCTACCGCAAGGCTCCTGATGACTGCGATAAGGTGTTTAACCAGTTTGCCAGTGTAACAATTATGCAGTTTCCTATGTATATGGTTCACAATCCAAACAATCCTGTTCTGGTGTATTATCCCGTTGATACCGACCTTATTCAGCCCGATTTCTCACGCAAGGGAAGGCTGAGGATAGGCCACTTTCCAAGCACGGGTAGCGCAAAAGGAACGGAGGATATCGAGAAGGTGTGCTGTTCACTGAGTAGATTGCCGGGATACAAAGACCGTTTCGAGTACACGGTTGATAAGACAAATCTCCCGTGGAGCCAGCATATAGATCGGATGAGACAGTATGATATCATCATTGAGACGGTCAAGGAAGTATACCACGGTCAGAGATTCGGAGAATGGGGCAACACAGCACTTGAAGCGGCGGCACTCGGCAAGGTAGTCGTCACCAACTGCCATTCATCGGAACTTTACCGCAGGGAATACGGCGATTGCGCCCTTCAGATAGCCAATGACAGACCTCAACTTATGGATACGCTCAAACGGTTGATCTCAATGGATGATGCTGATATAGGCCGGTTGGCGCAGGAAACGAGGCAATGGGTAGAGGAGAAGCATGGGATGAAACCTACTGCCGATAGATTATGGATGAAGGTTTATCAAGGACTGATTTCATAATGGATGGGAAGATAAACATTAAATTACTGAACGCAGTTAAGTTAATTGTCGATAAAAGCAGTATAAGGGATCTGCCCCTGGACTATTCGGGGGAGATAACCCTGAAACTCATAATTCATCAAGGAGGTGTGAGAGATAAAAGAGAGATAATAGAACACAAAATAACCGACTAAAGGCATAAACGGATTCCTAATAGCCAGCATTACGCTGACACTACCAAGGCCCGGTACTCTGAATTGAGTATCGGGTTTTTTTATTGGAGAAAAAATGAGCGATGAAAATTTTGAGACGCTAACAGATTCCGGGGGCTCACCCGAAGCTGGAGATTCGTCATCTTCAGATCCCTCTACCGGCGAACTTTTCGAGACGATGGATACCGAGCCGTCCGAAGACCTCCCCACTGAGGAGCAGAATCAGGAAGTTGCTGAGAAAGAGGACACATTACCGGAAGAAGCAGAGGCAAAGAAAACAGAGGAACAGGAGAAACAAGAGGAACCCCAGGAAAAAGAAGAGCAGCCGGAAGAGAAACCCAAAGACGAAGATAAGTTAGAGCCGTTTCATAAACATCCCCGTTTTCAGGAGATGAATAAGACCATCAAGGAATTGAAAACGCAACTTAGTCAGGTCACGCAGAACAAACCTGCCCCGTCAGAGGAAGACCTTGGATACAAGGACATTACCAAACTGACACCAGATGAAATTCAGGACTGGCAGGACGATGACCCCGTTGGATGGGCAAAGAACCTTCTCGCACAGTCAACCGCAGAAGCGGCACGCAGTATCCGCGAACAGACGGAAACGCAGATGCGGAGGCAAAGGGCAGACCAGGTACTTGATGACTTTGTCGAGAAACACCCTGATTTCGATGAGATATATGAATCAGGAGCGTTATCGAGGTACGCAGACGAGCATCCAGGACACAACATTATCAGTGCATACCTGGCGATCAAGGAAGATCAGACTGCTACTTCGCATGCTGAAGAGACTGCCAGGTTGAAAGAATCATTTGAGGCCGAAAAAAAGGCCGCGATTGATGTTGCGGTGAAAGAGGCTGTCGAAAAGTTACAGAAGCAGTACAGGGCGAAAGAGAGTGTCACGGTTATTACCGGGGATACCACTTCACCCACTGTGAATGATGAGGATACCGACACCGGGGGCGATCTCACTAAGTTTCTCCACAGACAGATGATTAAAGAAACCTCAGTATAAAGGAGAAACACCATGGCACTTACCTACGCAGAGCTTGAGTCGGTCACTAGGAACTATTTCAAGGCAGACAAAGGCAAGGCAACAGACATTTATTTCAAAACATCATTTCTGCTTGAGTATTTGATGAAGCAGAAGAAGGGCCTCTTCGACCGTCCGAGCGGTGGCGACTACATCAGGATACCGCTTGAGTACGACGGACAGGAGGCTGGGTTAGCATAATAGCCCCAGCGTGGTAGATTACAATGGCAAGAAAAACCTGGACTAAAGACGAAGAAAGATACTTGGCACAGCACATCCAGTCGGATGGTGTTGTTCGGTGTGCCAAGGCTCTTGATAGGCCGGAATCATCGGTCTACCACAAGATGCAGCGTCTTGGTCTTAGGGATTCCAGATGGTGGACGGACGAGGAAATCGAATACTTCAATGCCAATCACGGCAAGAAGACGATGAGAGAAATAGCCAGACATCTTGGCAGGACAACCACAGCCGTACAGTCAAGGGCGATAAAATACGGACTTTCCAAGAAGAATTATTATCCCCCCGATCGGTACTGCATTGATTGCGGAAAGAAACTTGGGAACAAGTATCTCAACGCAAAAAGATGCGCCTCCTGTAGACCAGCTAGCCTCAGGGGAGAGAACAGCCCCCACTGGCATGGTGGGGTATCTTCCTTGTACAAGGTCGCAAGGCACAGACAACAGGAGTGGCGGAAGGCTGTCATCAAGAGAGATGGTTATGAGTGTCACCTGTGCGGAAGCAATAGAAGGCTTCATGTCCACCATATTAGGCCATATACAGTAATCAGGGATTTCATAATAAAGATGTACCCCTATCTTTCCACCAGCAATGCGGAAGACAAGGAGATATTGGCGCAGCTTATAGCTGATGAGCACTATCTCGAAGACGGGATTACACTTTGTTATGACTGCCATAGAAAAATACACGCTGAAAAACGGGGTGAATTGCTGGAAAACCGTAACGCTTCGGGCGACGGCAATCAGCAGCCAAGCCAGTCGAATGTGGTTTCAATAGTAGACTGGAAGGTTCAACGACTAACGGGTGAGGACACACAGACCAATAAGCCCGACACGAGCGCCCCGCTCTCTATCATTGATAGGGTGATGATATAGTCTGAGCTGCATGGAAACATGCAGAAGCAGGGCTTAAATGGCCCCGCGATAACACGACTGTTTATGAAAAGGGTGAAAGCCTTACCAGTGACGACCGCGTCAACGTAAATGTGGCGAAATTCCCCTGGAAACACGCATATTCAAACGCCACGATCTACCGCATCGACACACTGAAGAATGCAGGGAAGGAGGCTGACATTAAGTTGGCTGTCCAGCGTATTGGTTCAGCACAGAAGTCCATTACCGCTCTTCTTGCCGGATCTATCTATGACCTGCCCGGTGGTGATTCCAAGAGACTTACCGGACTCAGGGCGCTCATGAACGAAACCACCACCACGAAGTACGGCGATATCGCAGAGGCCGATCTTGTAGCTGACGACGGAACCTACCCATGGGAGGGCAAGATGAGCGCTACAGCATCAACGATGGACCTTGCCCTTATCAGGGCTGGTAAGCGTGGGTCCAAGGTTCGTGACGGGGTAGGCGGAAAGGCCGATATCGTTATGACCACGGAAACACTCAGGGACACCCTTGAGGGCATCCTTCAGGCACAGCAGCGGTTCACCAACGATACCAGCAAGGCTATTGCAGGTTTTGATGCACTGCATGTCTCGGGCGTTGACATCTTTGCAGACGACTACTGCCCGGCATCTCATGTGCTGTTCCTCAACACCAAGCATCTCGGTTTCGCTATTCATGCCAACGGTTACTTTGTCCGCGAGAAGTGGAGCAAGATACCCGACTCGGCAGGCGACCGCACCATGAAGATTTTGTGGGACGGAAATCTGATTTGCGACAACAGGAAGGCTCACCAGGGATACAGCAACGTATCATAACCAAACAGGAACGGCCCTTAAATCAACCCTGGGGCGGGGGTGAGGGCCGTTTAACCGCTTCATAGAAGGAGAACAAGATGTCAAATTTCTCAGCAATGAAAATCAGGGGATGGGCGCAGACACCAAAGCAGATATCTTCTACCCGCAAGCATGAGGTAGGGGAGGTCCGCTACACGGCAGACGGGAGAGCGTTTATCTACGCAAAGGACGGCGGGTCCGGTCTGACCGCAGGAAAACTTGCGGTAGCCAAGGCCATTGATTCCACATGGATGAACGAGACAGGTTCAGCAGTAGCTACGGGCGAAAAACAACTTACGCTCACCATTACCGCTGCAAACGCGGCAATCGACGAGAACGAGTTTGCGAATGGTTGGCTCCAGATCAATAACGGTGTGGCCGCCGGTGATTCATACAAGATCGAGGCAAATACCGCTGTTGCATCATCCGGTACATCCATCACGCTTTCTCTGGCAGAACCGATCAGGGGAACGGCACTGACGACCGGATCGTACTTCACTCTTGTACATAACCCGGCATACGAAGTGTCTCATACCACAACCCAGGCATCAACCCCCGTCGGAGTACCGCTTGTGGACGTTACCGCAGATTACTACGCGTGGCTCCAGACTGACGGTGTTGCCGCTGTGCTGATTGAGGGCACTCCGGCAGTAGGCGCAAAACTCACCATTTCAGCAGGAGTTTCCGGTGCAGTCAAACAGTTTGCAACCGCAGAAGATCCTGTTATCGGCGTAGTCTTCGGGACCGCAGGTGTGGATACCCACTATAAACCGGTTAGACTGAGCATCGGCCACTAAGGGGGTAAATCATGGCATTTGCGTATACCATCACCAGGGACACCGTAATGGGCAATATGCGGATCAAGTGGGGAACCTTCACCAACACCGACGCTGAAGAGGGCGGTGATATCAAGACTGGGTTTACCAGGACGCATTGGCTCATCCCGTTTCATTCGGGTTCTGCCGCTGTAGCCTCGGCTCCCGTGGCCTATGAGACATTCCCGCTTTCGGGTGGCGATGTGACCATTGTCACCACGGCGAACGCTGACGGCTATTGGGTTGCCTGCGGTGACGATTAGTGGCCCACGAAACAGTAGCAGAACTGACAACTGAGATTATAGGGCGGGTCCAAGACCCGTCCTTCACCTCCGCTCGTATTCTGCGCTATCTCAACCAGGGGATGAAGGAGATATCGGGACATCCGATGGTGTTCCTGCCCCAACTGACTACATCGACAACAGTGGATACGGATACATCTAACCCGTACACTGATTTGCCGAGTAATTACCAGAAGAGGCTCCATTACTGCCATTCAACTACAAACAATAGGCAGATACGCATATATAACAGTTACGCTCATCTCTTACAGTATGTGTCAGATCAGGATCAGAACGGCAGGGTATGGGGCGTTGCTGTCAGGGGATCGTATTTATATTATCAGAGAATACCATCTACGGCAGAGACCTTGCAGATTCACTATTACAAGACTCCAACAACCTTATCGGCAAGTGTTGATCCGACGGAAATACCTGAACATCTATGTCGGGATCTTCTGGTGAACTTTGTATGTGCTGAGATATTCAAGCTCAAGTCCGTGTCTGATGCACAGTATGTCGCTGCACTAAAGACATACGAAGCATATTACAACAATGCGCTGTCATCTCTAATATCGTTCCTTGGTCCTGAAGAGTGCATACCCTATGAACTGGACGACGGGATTGATTATGACAGTTACCTATAAGGAGAGTACCATTGGGAACAATCCTTGCGTCAACAATAGTAACAACTACCGCCGCAATACTGCAAGATACCGGTTATGACAGGTGGTCACAGGCTGAACTGCTCGGATATCTGAACAGTATCCAAAAACTTGCCGTACTTCTCAAGCCGAACATTTATGTCACAAACGAGGCCGTTGTTTGTGTGGCTGGGACCAAGCAGACCATTCCATCAACAGGGGTGCAGTTAATCAATATCATCTGCAATATGGGAACAGACGGAGCAACCGAGGGGCGAGCGGTAGTGAAGGGTGATCTTGATCTGTTTAATGTTGTGGAGCGTGACTGGCACAGCACAACGGCAAGTGCGACTACAGAACTATTCTTTTTTGACGGTCAAGACCCTAAAGTTTTTTATGTGTATCCGCCACAACCGTCAAGCAGTCCGGGATATCTTCTTCTTGCGTATTCAGCGATCCCCTCTGATGTTCTGATAGGCGGTGCTATTTCGCTAGACGATATCTATGAAGATGCAATCAAGAACGGCATTCTCTATCTGGCATATTCCAGGGATACGGATGCGTTGTCGCAGGACCAGGCAAGGATGTACTTTGAACTGTTTGTCTCTCAACTGGGGCGCAGGGATCTTGTAGAGAAGCAGTACAAGCCAAGAAAGGGAGAAGACAGAGATGGGGTATAAGGCAACCAACTTCGCAGACACAACACTGTCTGAATCAATAACCGCAACATCAACATCGTTATCGCTCGCCACTGGAGAAGGTGCTAATTTTCCTACGCTCGGCGCAAGCGACTGGACACTCGTATTACTGACAGACAAGTACGGCAATAGGGAATGGGTTAAGATCGTTGCAAGAACTGGAGATGTGCTGACGGTAGGAACTACAGCAGGGGGTGGTGCGAATGTTGGGGGCAGGGGGTATGAATCTACAACCGCACTGGCGATAACCTACACAGACAACCATTCCGTGCGCTGTGCGATGTCCGCCGGCCTGATAGAGGACATTGCAGACTATACCAATCAGGGATCGGTCACCGCTACCGTAGCGGAAATTAACACCCTTGCGAGTTCAGGCATCACGAACGCCGATCTGGTGAAGGTTCATGCCATAACGCAGAGTGCGGCGCAGATCAACAATTCCCCACCGATTGGAACGATACTTGCGTATATGCCTGGGTATTTCACAGACAATGCAAACGCTGGATTTACGTATCAGCTTGTATCCGCAAACACTGTTGCCGCTGTAAATGCTCTACTCAACGATGAGGGCTACTATGTCTGTAATGGCGCGGCATTAAATGACTCAGACAGCACGATATTCAACGGGGCAGGCAGGTATCTGCCGAACCTGACAGACGACAGGTTTCTCATGGGCGATACGGTTGCAGGCGGCACAGGCGGCGCAAACTCCAACGATATCTCGCATACCCATACAACGGCGGAGCATACCCTTACCACTGATGAAATACCGGCGCATACACATACCTACGACAAGCCTGTTTCAGGGTCTACAGTTCTGTCTGTGGGGCTGAATTATGCCCGTGTCACAGTGACATCGGCGCAGGCATCAGGATCGGCAGGAGGCGGCAGCGCCCACGAACACGGAGATACAGGGAGCGCAGGAAGCGAAACATTGGAGAACAAGCCGTTGTATCTTTCCTGCTACTACATCATGAGGGTGAAGTAATGGTCTATACCGTAAAATACAAGATGCCGGGACAATTCTTCTGGCGAAAACTCAAGGGCGTGAAGGGTGACGGGATTCTGTTCGGTGGGCCTCACAATGAGACTATTGCATCCAGATACTTCATCATGACAGACGATTCCAGAATAGAGATGCCTGTAAGTATGATGTTCATCTTTGATCCATTGAGATGCCGGGTGATATCGGAAGGGATACGCAGAGAGGCAGGCCATTGAAAATAGTCGTAGATATCCCGAGGGGGCTCTCACCCAAGACCTCCCCGGAAGACCTGATATTAGAGGCGGCTCAGACAGCCGAGAACTGCAACCTTGGGCGAGGTGATATCAGGCCATGGAAAAGACCACTGAAGGATCGTGCACTGTCTCTCACATCGGTAAGCGGATATTTCCAGTGGATAGCCAATGACACTGAATACTGGCTTGAGAGCGCAAACGCCCTCGATAGTTGTGGTTCCCCGGTAGCAAGCGATTCATACGAGAGGATGTATTATACCGGAGAATCAGAGATGAGGGCTTTGGCGAACGACAACATATCTGCGACGTTCACGCCTTCAAGCGATTACTATAAAGTGGGTGTTCCTGCCCCTACTACTGCTCCAACCATAGCACGATCAGGGTCTACCACCAGATACTATGTCGGTTGTTATGTAACTGCATATGGGGAAGAGGGATTGCCGTCAGCCATAGGTGGCGGGACCGATGTTGCCGCATCTCCTGTTGGGATATCAGGAATAGCCGATGCGCCAACCGGAAGAAGGATTACGACATACCGGGTATATCGAACAGCAAGCGGGACGGCGGGGACGGCGGAGTTTTTTAAAGTCTTCGATGCCACATGGTTCAGCACAGCCACAAGTTATGCCATCGGCGATTTTGTCATATACAGTAATACTATATACAAATGCACATCAACCCATACAGCGGGGGCATGGAATGCAGGTCACTTCACTGCCGGGGACGATGTAACGGATGAGAATCTTAGCAGCACAGTCTGTCCGTCTACTACATGGAGTATACCTGATGCGGCGATGAGAGGGTTGGGCGTTCTGCCAAACGGGGCGATGTTCGGTTTCAGCGGCAATGAACTTTGCTTTTCTGTGCCGAACAGACCTCATGCATGGCCGTCAGGTTATCGGTTATCCTTTCCCTATGACATAGTCGCAACCGTGGCAAGCGGCACAAATGTTGTTGTTCTGACAGAAGGGTATCCCTATATCGTATACGGCACTCACCCTGAGAACATGCTGAAGAAGAGACTGGACTATTTTTATCCCTGTATCTCAAAAAGATCGGCAATAGCTGCTATGGGAGGGGTATACTATATATCCAAGGAAGGTCTGATATGGATAGGCCCGGATTCCGAAGTTAACAACGTCACTTTCACCATAATGGATGTTCAGAACCTTGAAGACTACCATCCGACTACTATTCATGCCGCATTCTATCAGGGGCAGTATTTTGGGTTTTATAAGTCCGGTACAGACAGCGGTGGAATCATTATAGACGTGATGAACAAGATCATGTCAACAACATCATTATATGCGTCTGCAACCCATGTAACCCCTGACGACGGAAACTTCTATGTGGTGATAGAGGATGCTATTGATGAAGACGATCCACCCGATGATATTCCTCTCTGTTCCTCTTTGTGGAACGGGAGCGATTATAATAATCTTATAACTAAGTGGAAGAGCAAGAAGTTTGTCTTTGACAGTTACATTAACTTTGCTGCCTGCCGGATGTATTATGATGACTCGTTCTATCAGGATATGTTGGATCTGGCAGAAGATGATTCCTATATACTGACCCAGAATGCAACACATTTCACAAACGCAACTCCGGTTATTACCGGGGATACAGACAGTTTTACCGGGCAAATCAATGATACCATAAAGGTAACAATCAACTCTGTGGACTATGATAATATAGATATTTCCGCATGTACAAGTATAAGTGACGTGGTGAGCGCCATTAATACCGATGTTGGGTGGACATGTGCCAGCGAGACCGATGATGGGTATTTGAAGATAACCGGGCATATCGGGAACAGCAATGTGATCATAGCGGATGGAAGCGCAACAGGGCAGACCGTAGTAGG